GTTTGTAATACAGAATCTGTTCTTAACAGATTTACAGGGATCTTATAGATCAACTTTGATCTTATAAGTGTAGTAGCACTAACAATTTGAGCTTTGGGTATGGACAAAAACTTATTAAGTGAAGCGGTATCGTTTCCAAGCGTAACCACCATAATCGCTTCAATCACTGTTTTTATTGCTCTCATAAAGTACTTATCAGATTTTCACTTTGAGAAAAATAAATTTCGACATAAGAATCTTGAGATAGCTCAAGCCACGTTGAGCTCTAACTCAAACAAAGCGAGTTTAAAACAGCGGTTCTTAACAGAGCAGGTGTTTAGCTTAATTTATCGATTTAATTTTTCATATGATGAAATCAGCGTTCTGCTTCGTTATGCGAACCCGAGTAAAGCTTTTGATTTATTTGTCAAAGGGTCTCCGTACCTCATGCTTTCTAAAAACATGAAATCTATAGTTTTTAATGGGAATTACTGGCAGTTAAAATTGTGGAGATTCAAGGTTTATCCAAGAGATATCTTACATATTGTCAGATATTTTATTTTTGGCTTTATTGGTACTTATGCCTTTGCTCCTGCAATCTATGTATTTGATAGTGGTAAGTGGTTCGTCGTACCAGAAATTTTTTCCTTTTTAGGGCTAGATGGAATATTTCTTTTTATTATCAGTGTGGTATTTGGGGTGGTGATATGGGGTCTTGCGTTTAAAGCTATTCGATCTGTTGGAAAAATTAGGGATGCATTCGAGCTTATAGAAATTGGAAAATCACTTAAGTGATAAGTAAATCGAAAAAATCCCTGTGATTGATTTTTCACATATCACACCTTTACAAAATTGTCAGCGCCACTTTTGGCGCTTTTAGCGTCAACTTTGACGCTTTCAAGCACCTTAAAAAAGAGTAGATTTATATACGCTTGCTAAAGCCTCGTTTCTGGTTCGCACTCTCTCCCGCTCAAAGGCTCCCTCGTGGAGCCTTTTTATTTGGTGCTTTTATGGCTCGTGTTTCGCTGCGCAAAAAGGTTTACATCGCTGGCCCTATGACTGGGTTGATTGATTGCAACCGCCATGAGTTTCATTTGGCTGCCGATGTAATGCGCGAGATTGGTCATATCGTACTTAACCCGGCAACCCTACCGGACGGATTAACCGAACCCGAGTACATGGCAATTTGTTTGCCGATGTTGATGTGCTGCGATCGGATTTATCTGCTCGATAACTGGGCGAGTTCAAAAGGTGCCAAAGCGGAATATGCGTTAGCAACCAAACTGGGCTTGGAGATTGTTTTTCAAGATGGGGTGGATCATGAAATAACGCTAATCGGTTTGCGGGGTGATCAATAACCGCCGCCTGATTTCTCACAGGTGTAACCGCAAAAGAGAGTTCGCCTTGCTCTAAGCAAAAGCAACGCAGTCAGCGAAAGGTGGCCGATCTTGAAAAGATAACGGCATGACGTAGTTCGGGTTCGCGCCCCGTTAATGCATCAGTAGCTTCAAAGGATTATATCTAGCCAACCCCCGCTGAACAAAAGCGGTCGCTGCAATGGTGGCCGTGGTGGGTCTGTGTTGCCGTGGTTTAGACATGCTCACTACGGACGTTGAAAAACACTAAAAACATCAGCAGTTAGAGTCGGATTGACCTCGCCGATGATCTAACCGTTGGCCGCGCTAAGGCTAACCAACATCTTAAGGGGTAGCCCATGTCATTAAAGCAAAAGCTCATGGCACTGGGGCTTTCTTCTGCTGTCGCGCTGGCGGGTGCGAATTTAATTGCCCCAACCGAAGCGCCGAACGGTGAGCCGATTTTGCACACCTATCTTGATCCGGTGCAAATCCTCACCGCTTGCTTTGGGCACACAAGCCCCGAGCTTGAACTCAACCAATTTTTTAGCGAACAGCAATGTATTGAAATGTTCGCCAAGGATTTAGGCAAAGCCGATCGCCAGCTGCGTCGCCTTACATATCCGGTGCAACTTACCGAAGGTGAACACGCTGCGTACCTAAGCCTAATTTACAACTTTGGCGCGGGTAACTTTCAATCCTCAACCTTGCTAAAGCTGTTAAAGCGTGGCGAACGGGTGTCCGCTTGTCGCCAACTCACCGAGGCCTGCGGTAAGCATGGCTGCAATGGTTTCGTTTATGCTGCTAACGTCAAATTGCCTGGTTTAGAGGTACGGCGCAAAAAAGAACAGGCGATATGCCTTAAGGATCTCTATGTTCCAAAAACTCATTAACGCCACTGGCACATTGCACTTGTATATCATCGGCGCGCTGATACTGGTGATTGCATTACTCGGTATCAGCCTCACCGCCACCAAAACAAATCTTGCCCTTAAAAACTCACAGCTTGAGTCTGCCGCTATCAACCAGCGAATGTTGCAGGATGACCTCACGACCGTCACCGACGAATTACAAGCGCAGGCTAAAGAACGTGACCGACTCGCAAAGGATTACGCCTTTGCCTTAGCGCTCAATCAACAAGCCGCCAAAGCTAAGGCCGAGATTGAAAGCCAGCTTGCCGACCAGCGCGACGCCATTAAAAAACTAAGGACATCATCAAATGAACAAACTCGCAGTTGGGCTAATACTGCCGTGCCTGATGATGTTCAGCGGCTGCTCAAACACGCCGCCTATTGTGCGCACCGTAGTCACCAAGCAGACCCAATATGTGCTGCTACCGAAAGAGTTGATCAGCCAGTGCTTACCCGCCGAATGTGACCTTTTACACAACAAGGGCGAAAACGCCGACCTAGCAGATTGCCTAACACAACAGCTATCAGTCATCAAAAGATGCGATACCGATTGGCAAACCCTCGAAAAATGGCGAACGGAAAAACAGCATGAGCAATCCCTACATCAATGATGTTACCACGCAAAAGTCGCTGACATTTAGCGCCTATATGTCGTCACTCATGAGCACAATCGGAGGTGCGTTGACGTTGAATGAAATCGCCATTTTGATCGGGATCTTCTTCGCGCTCATCACCATGTTAGCCAACGTTTTTTATCAGGATTTGCGCAGCCGCCGTGAACAACGTCAAGCCGATAAAGACGAACAGCGCAAACAAGAACTTCATCGTGCTGAGATGCAACTTAAAGCGGCATTGTTAAAACAGGTAGATGAACATAATGGCACGCATTCAAATACAAGAGACAGCGCCTGTTCTGCTGAATAAAACCGACCTGTGCAAAAGTCTCGGCATCAGTACCCAAGCGTTTGATAAATGGGATGTGCCCGTTCACAGCAAAAAAGGCCGTGAATGCCTATACACCATGTCCGATGTGGTCGCTAATCGCGTGGCTAACGAGCGTAAAAAACACCTCAGCAAACCCGATGAGGATGATCCTGAAAAGCCAGATCTCGACTATGAGCGCTGGCGCTTAACCAAAGCTCAAGCAGACGGGCAAGAACTTAAAAACGAAAAAGAGCGCCAAGAAGTCGTTGAAGTCGGTTTTTGTACCTTTGTGCTCAATCGAATCTCTGCCCAAATCGCCCCAGTGTTGGATCAAACCCACATTCGGATGAAGCGCAAATATCCCGACATTCCAGAACGCTATATCGATGCATTTAGAGCGGAGATGATTAAAAGTCAAAACACTGTAGCCGAACTGGCATCGGGTATCGAGGATTATCTACATGAGTATATCGGCAGCACAGATTAAAAATCTGAAAGCTGCCGTTGCTGCTGGGTTACGCGGATTTTATCGCCCGCCCATGCTCACTTGCTCAGAGTACGCCGATGAGCATTTTTATATGTCGTCGGAGTCCAGCTACACCGAGGGCAAGTGGGAGAGCTTACCGTTTCAAATCGGCATTCTTAATGCTATGGGTAACGACCAAATAAGCACGCTTAACTTAATGAAGTCAGCGCGTGTCGGTTACACCAAAATGCTGATGGCTAACGCTGCTTACAAGATTGAGCACAAAAAGCGCAACGTGCTGATCTACCAGCCGCGTGATGGTCAAGCCAAAACCTTTATGAAAAAGCACGTTGAAACGGCGATCCGCGATATCCCTGTTTGGCGTGAGCTGGCTCCGTGGATGGGGCGCAAACATAAAGACAGCACGCTTGAAGATAAAATCTTCACTAACGGCAAAACCTTAATGGTGCGCGGTGGTACCGCTGCAGCGAACTACCGTGAGATATCCACCGACGATGTCATTTACGATGAGCTAGCGGGTTTTGATGAATCCATCGAGCACGAAGGTAACGCCACCTCATTAGGTGATACCCGTATCGAACTGTCGATGTTCCCAAAATCAATCAGGGGATCAACGCCTAAAGTGCTCGGCACATGCCAAATGGAAAAGGCATGCAGTGAATCGCCACACTTTTTTAAATTCAATTTACCGTGCCCACATTGTGGTGAACTGCAATCACTTAAATGGGGCGGTGCCGAAGAATCATTCGGGATTAAGTGGCGCAAGGATGATAAAGGCGATCATGATCCAAGAACCGCTTACTATCTTTGTGAGCACTGCGGTTGCTGCATTGAAAACAACCAACTTGATGATGATATGGAGTTGCACCCAAGCGCGATTTGGATTTGCGAAAACACCGGCATCCGCACCCGCGACTTTATTGATTTTTACGATGCCGAAGGCAACGACATCACCACGCCGCCCAATATCTCAATCCATATCTGGTCGGCTTATAACTCGCTCAACAGCTGGGCAAAACTGGTCACCGAGTTTTTAAAGGCCAAAGGCGATAAAGAAAAGCTCCAAACCTTTATCAACACCAAGCTTGGATTACCTTGGGATAACGACACGGGCGAGCGCGTTGAGTGGGAAGATTTAAAACGCCGCCGCGAAATGTACCCCAGTAGCAAAGTGCCCAACTGGGTGGTGTATCTCACCTGTGGTATCGACACCCAAGACGACCGCTATGAGGGCCGTGTGTGGGGCTGGGGCGCGGGTAAAGAGGTGGCACTTATTGACCGCTTTATCCTGTATGGCGATCCATCAAGCCAAGTCTTAAAAGACAAAGTTGCCGAGCGTATAGCCCAAAGCTACGCCCGTGCCGATGGGGTGCTCCTAAATATTGGCGTAGCGGGTTGGGACTCTGGCGGTCACTACACCGACGATGTTTACGCCATGAGTAAAAAACTTGGCGTGATGCGGGTGATCCCACTGAAGGGCGCCAACGTCTACGGCAAGCCGATTGCTAACTTCCCGCGTAAGCGCACCGCCAAGGGCGTGTACTTAACCGAAGTCGGTACCGACAACGCCAAAGAGTTAATCATGGCCATGTTGCGCATCGACCCCGATGTGGATGTGCGTAAGCCTGGTGCAATTCACTTCCCGTTGAATGAATCCGTGTGTGACGACATTGAGCTGCAACAGCTCACTGCCGAACGAAAAATTCCTAAACGGGAAAATGGCCGCATAGTTTACCGCTGGGATGCGGGCAAGCGCCGTAACGAGGCGCTGGACTGTTTTGTCTACGCATTGGCCGCGTTGTATATCGCGATAGAGAAATTCGGCATCAACCTCGACAAGCTTTCAAAAGTTACCCCGATCGCTATATCAAGCGACCAACCCAAAGAACCTAAACCCAAAGCCGCAAAACAGGCCAATGCAAATGCTGCTTACCTAAACGGGGGCGGTGGTGGCAGTTCTGGCGGTTGGCTGTAGTTAATGCCATAAAGCCAAGGATAAAAGCATGACCAAAACCCAATGCCAACAGATGATCGATACGTACTTTCAGGCCGAGCTTGATGTGTTGGCAGGTAAGCAAACCACGATCAACGGCAAGACGATGACCACAGAGGACCTAGGTGAAATCCGCAAAGGTCGCCTTGAATGGGAACGCCGCTTATCAGCCTACAGCCGCCCACAAGGCGGGGTAAAGCTGGCGAGTTTTAGTTAAAAAGTCCCTAGGTTTTAGGCCCTAGACTCTAGGAATTATTCGTCCTCCTCGCGAACGCGGGGATCCAGCTTTTATGCCTTTGGCCATCATTCCTTCACCAAGGATTATTATGAGCATTATCAATGATGCGCTGGCGATATTTGCCCCGCGTTTAGCATTACAGCGTGAAGCGGCTGCAATGAGCTACCGCAATCTAAAAGGCTATGAGGCTGCAAATCCAAGCCGCACGCATCGCGCTAAAAAGGAGAGTCGCGGGGCAAACCAAGCGGTATTTGCGGCAGGTAAAAGCCTGCGTGAGCAAGCCCGTTGGCTGGATGAAAACCACGACTTAAGCATCGGTATTTTAGACCGCTTTGAAGAACGGGTGATCGGTGCTCAGGGGATTGTGGTTGAACCTCAGCCTCGCAGCATTAGCGGCGAGATCTTGGATGAACTCGCCAATGATATTCAGCGCCGTTTCGCCACTTGGTCGCTTAGGTGTGATGTCACAGGCCGCTTTAGCCGCCCAGAGCTTGAACGCTTAGTGCTGCGTAGCGCGCTGCGGGATGGAGATGTATTCGGTCAGCATGTCATGGGTAAAGTGTCGAAGTTCGGCCACCCAAACGAGCAAGGCACTCAATACAGCATTAAAGCCTTAGAAGCCGACTTTATTCCCTACGAGTCAAACGAACCCTCAAAGCGGGTACGCCAAGGGCTTGAGGTCAATGCGTGGGGGCAGGTAGTTAACTATCATGTGCTGCTTGATCACCCCGCTGATCAAGTCGGCTTTCGTTACAAAACCAAAGCCGTGGCCGCATCAAACATGATGCACCTCGGTTTATTCAAGCGTTTGCACCAGCTTCGAGGTGTATCGATATTCCACGGCATTTTAACCCGCTTAGCCGACATTAAAGATTACGAAGAATCCGAGCGCGTTGCCGCACGGATAGCCGCTGCGCTGGCGTTTTATATCAAGCGCGGTGATGCCAGTCATTATGTGATGGATGATGCCGTCAGCAGTCGCGAAATCCCCATTGCCCCAGGCATGACCTTTGACGATTTAAAGCCCGGTGAAGATGTCGGGATGATTGAATCAAATCGCCCCAACGTCCATATGGTGGAGTTTCGTAACGGCCAAATGAAGGCCGTTGCAGCGGGTAGCCGTGGCAGTTACTCGAGCATTGCCCGCGACTACAAAGGCAGTTATTCAAGCCAGCGCCAAGAGCTAGTTGAGCAAGACGAATCCAACCGCATTATGCAGCAATGGTTTTGTGCCGGCTGGTCACGCCCTGTGTTTCGCAACTTCTTAAAAATGGAAATGCTCAACAAGCAGGATCCTTTAGTGTTGCCGCCTGATATCGACATTCGCACCTTATTTGATGCGGTGTACTACGGCCCAACCATGCCGTGGATTGACCCGAGAAAAGAGGCCGAAGGCTGGGAAATGATGATAGCCGCAAACGTGGCTACTGAAGCCGATTGGACCCGCGCCAGAGGACGCAACCCAACCGAAGTCAAGCGCCAGCGTAAACGCGAGGTGGAATACAACCGTGAAAACCACATGGTGACCGCCAACGACCCATCGCTAGGAGATCCAAATAGTGAAAAAAACCAAGATAGCAATAGCGGCAGCAGCGCTAAGCGCAATGCTGCCAAGCGGAACGCTGATCGCGCCCGCCGCAACGCTGAGCCAGATTAACAACGAGTCTCACCCAAGCAAAAGCTGGTATAGCCTCAAGGCACAAAACGGCAATGCCGAGTTAATGATTTACGACGAGATTGGCGGCTGGGGAATTACAGCTAAACAGTTTGCCCGTGATCTGCAGGCACTAGGTAAAGTGGGCACCATTACCGCCCGTATTCATTCTCCAGGCGGTGATGTGTTTGAGGGGATGGCGATTTACAACATGATCAAGGGCCACCCTGCGCACAAGGTTTGCTACATCGATGGCCTTGCTGCTTCGATGGCTAGTGTGATTGCCATGGCCTTTGATGAAATCATCATCCCTGAAAACGCCATGATGATGATCCATAAACCTTGGGGTGGCACCCTCGGTGATGCGGATGATATGCGCAAATACGCCGATTTACTCGACAAAGTAGAAGGTAACTTAGTCGGGGCTTATCAACAAAAAACAGGCTTACCCGAAGATGAACTTCACGCCTTATTAGCCGCTGAAACATGGTTAACAGGCCGCGAAGCAGTGGAAAAAGGTTTTGCCAACACACTAACCGATCCGCTGCAAATGGCGGCATCACTTAATTCAAAACGTCTTAAGGATTTTACCAATATGCCTGAACATCTAAAAAACCTGTTTGCACCCAAGGGAAACATTCCTTCGCCTGCAACACAACCCGCTCCTGCGCCAAATGCTCAGGTTCCTGCTCCATCAAATCAACCCGCGCCAGCGGCACAACCAGATGCAGCGACTATTCAAGCGGCGGCGATTGCATTAAACACTGCGCGCATGAATGGCATTAACACGGCTTTTGCGGCATTCCCGCAACTTGCAGAGTTAAAAAATCAGTGTATCGCTGATGCGACCATTGATGCCGATAAAGCCAAAGATATGATCTTGGCTAAGCTTGGCGAAAACACCACGCCAGCGGCGACTATGCCAAATCGGGTGATTATCCACTCCGGCAACGGTAACTTAGTTGGCGACTCGATTCGCGCCCAGTTAATGGCGCGTTCAGGCCACGCGAAAGCAGAAGCTGATAACGGTTATGCAAGCTATAACCTGCGCGAACTGGCGCGGGCATCACTGGCCGATCGCGGTATTGGCACTGCTGGCATGAATGTGATGCAAATGGTTGGCCTAGCGTTTACTCATTCAAGCTCTGACTTTGGCAATATTCTGCTAGATGTGGCTAATAAATCAGTGCTAAAAGGTTGGACTTCTCAGGTTGAGTCCTTCGAGCGTATCGCCAAGAAGGGGCAGCTAAGCGACTTCAAAATTTCCCATCGTGTCGGCCTGAATGATTTCAGCGCATTGGAAAAAGTTGAAGAAGGTGCTGAGTACAAATACGGCACTATCGGTGACCGTGGTGAAAAAATCATGCTGGCGACCTACGGTAAGATTTTCACATTAACCCGTCAGGCGATCATCAACGACGACATGAGTATGTTGATGGGTATCCCTGAAGCCATGGGTAAAGCGGCAAAACGCACCGTGGGTAACCTGTTCTGGGCGGTCATCACTGGCAACGTCAAGATGAGTGATAACGTGGCGCTGTTCCATGCCACTCACAAAAACTTAGGCGCGGGTGCGCCATCGGTAGTCGCGATTAGCACGCTATCTGAGCTCATGGAATCGCAAACATTAGGCGAAGAAGCGCTGAATATTCAGCCCGCCTTTGCACTGTGCCCACCTAATCTGCGCCGTGAGTTTATCCAAATCATCAAATCTAGCTCTGTTAAAGGTTCTGATGTTAACGCAGGTATTGCCAACCCAATTCAAGATCTGGTGGAAGTGATCTCCGAGCCACGCTTGAAAGCGAATAGCGACAAGGCTTGGTATCTGGCGGCTGCTCAGGGGGAGGACACTATTGAGGTGGCATACCTCGACGGTATCGACACGCCTTACATCGAGCAAATGGATGGCTTCAGCACTGACGGTGTGGCTACTAAAGTGCGTATCGATGCGGGTGTGGCGCCACTTGATTACCGTGGATTAGTTAAATCAACAGGCGTGTAATTTTAGGCACTAGGCTCTAGATTCTAGGGCCTAGGTTTTATCCCGTCATCCTCGCGAACGACTGCATGGACGCAGGAGATAGAATAACGCAGGAGCAGTTATCGACGCGGGGATCCAGCTTTTAGGCCCTAGGCTTTATTCCTAGCGCCTAGCACCTTCTTTACTTTTTAAGGAAACCCCATGAAAAATTACATGCAAGATAGCAAGACCATCACGTTCACCCCAACGGTTGCAGTGACTAGCGGGCAAGCATTGTTAATCGGTGCTCTACTAGCTGTTGCTATATGCAATATCCCAGCAAACACGCCTGGCGAATTTATTACTGAAGGCGTTGTTGAATTACCCAAAGCCAATACCGCTGATATAGGCCAAGGCGATGATGTTTATTGGGACAATACCGCTAAGGTAATCACCGACACTGCAACAGACAACACGCGAGTTGGTAAAGCGTGGCTTGGTGCTGGCAACCCATCCACCACGGTTTGGGTGAAGATCAATGCCTAACGTGGGCAATCACTTTGCCGACCGCGTTAACGGTAAAATGGCGCGGGTGTTTCAGCGTTTGGCTGATCCGTGCCTTTTTACCCCAATCGATGGATCCGCGCCATTTGTTCGCTTGGTGAATTTGGATGATAACGGAGTAGAAATAGCTGCATCCGCTAATGAGTATGTACCAGAGTTAATCAGCAGAGCAGAGTTCTTACTAAGTGATGGAGCAGTAAATGTGGGTGATGAATTTGCCTTAGGCGGCGTTGATGAAAACGGGACATTTATATCCAATGGACAGCAAGGCAGACTTACACAGCTAGTCAGTCTTGATAGCATCAGCACCCGCTTTATCTATATCAGCTTAAATGACTAAGGTGAGACTATGGCGCGGATAAAGATTGAAGGCATGGAGGCGGTAACAAAGGAACTGAACCGCATCCGTGCCGCCCAAGCGCCAGCGATTAACCGCGCTATTGATGACACTATTAAGTTTGGGCAAAAAGCGGCGGTCGATGCCATCTTTAACCGCTATGGTTTTAACTCCCGCAGTTACATCGAACAACACCTTTCGGTGAGTGTGGACCCGCGCAACTTAAAAGGGGTGATCACCGCCCGTTATCGCGCAAGCACCTTAACCCGCTTTGCCAGAGCATTAACTCGCACGGGCAAAAATGGCGGCTCAAGAACTGACGGCCACATGATTAGCGCCCTGCGCAATCAGCCAATATGGTTTAAAGGTACATTTACCCTGATTGGCCGCAACGGCAATCAAATCATGTTCCAGCGCCAAAAAGGCGATAACAGTTGGCGCAAGCTTAAGGGGCAAAAATCGCTATACGGCCCTTCAGTGGCTGGCAGTTTTAGCAAAATCCGCGACGATATTGAGCCGCCGATTATTGCTCATCTGCGAAGTAAATACGGCCAGTATACGAATAGATAGGCGCTAGGTTATAGATCCTAGGGCCTCGCTGTTCCTATCCCTTTTTTAAGGACTCCCCATGATCCAAGTAATTATCGACCGTTTAAAAATGGTTGAAGGCGCGACCGTGCGCGAAGGTTTTTACGCGCAAGGTGTAGCCAAGGATAAGCAGTTTATTTTTTTGCAACCGTTTACTGATGGCTTTGGCGCTAAAAACGGGGTTGATAGTTATCGTGATGATCTGGTGCTGCAAGTAGTGGCAGGTATCACTGTTGATAAAACCCCAACGCCAACTGCTGATCTGATTAACCTTGTGCGCGCCATCCGCACCGCGTTTTACAAAGATGAACGCACAGTTGAAAAACTCAGTTGGTTGCCATTGGTGATCACTTTTAAAGAGCTAGAACCCTGCAAGTACATCATGCCCGAAGCCCACGAAAAACACGGGTTAGCGGTGCTCACCCTATCCCTTGTTAATACCGTTAAATTTGGAGACTCACTATGAGTGAAACAGTCGTTGAAAGTTACATCGGCTCAGGCATCGTTTACGTTGATGGCCGTGACGTTGGCAACGCCTCAGGCGTAAAAATTGCCATCGAACAAGAAACCAAAACCCAACCAAACTTCCGTGGCGGTGGCGGCAATGCGGCCGAAATTACCCGCGTTAAAGCGGTTAAATTGTCATTCACCATGAACGACTTTAGCAACGCTAACATGGCCTTAGCGCTGCGCGGTAAAGTTGAAGTGTTAACTGCTGGCACAGTGGATGATGAGCCAATCACCGCAGTATTGGACGGCCTAGCCGATACCAAGTTTATGATCGACACCACTGTTGACCCAGAAGTCACTAACGATACTGGCGCCACTACCTATGTTAAAGACACTGATTATGTGGTCAGTGCTGGCGGTATCCGCGCCTTATCATCAGGTAATATCACCGCAGGCCAAGCTCTTAAAGTGAGCTACACCAAAAAAGCGGGTAATGCGATGCAAGCATTAACCGAATCCGGTGCGGTGGTTCCAGTGGTGATTGACGGTGTTAACGATGCCACAGGTAAACCGTGGACGCTGAAGTTTTTCAAGTGGAGTCCAAGCCCCACTGCGGGCATGGACTTGATTGGCGATGACTTCGGTAGCTTTGATATCGAAGGCGGTGTGCTTGCCGATAGCTCGATTGTTGCTACTGGCAAGTCTAAGTTCTTCGTCCGTAGCGCTGCGTAATCCCTGCTTAACCCTCTAGCCCACAGCATTTATTCAATGCTGTGGGCTTTTTATTTTGGTTTGTTTATTCCATTGGTGATGCCATGAGTTTTAAAGATCAAGTAGTCAACCTGATCATTCAAGGCCGCGACTTGTTTTCAAGTGAAGCTGAAAAATCAGAAAAGGCATTGCAAGAGTTGGCAAACCAAAGTGAAGCCTTAAACGAACGCCTGGATGATTTAAAGCAGCAACAAGCGGCAATCAAAGCGATTGATGATCTCACGTCATCAATCAGTAAAGGTGAAAAGGCCTTTGTAGATAGCTCACGCGCACTCGATAAATTTAATCAAGATCAAAAAGAATCTGCTCGTGTTTTAAAGCAGTTAGAGTCAGCACAAAAAGAAGCAGCATTATCAACCGCTGCACTTGAAACTGAATACAGTCAGACAATTGCGGAACTCAGTAAATATGATGATCAACTCGCTGCCGCACGTGCCGAAGTTGAGCGACTAACGGCGACTCAAGATAAAGGCGCTCAAGCGAGTGAAGATCAAGCTGCAGCACTCTCACGCGCTAAAGATGATTTAAAAAAATTAGAAACAGCGCAAAAAAATACCGAAACCAGCGCCAAATCGTTAGCTACCGAACTTGATCAGCAATCAACCGAATTAAAACAACTCGGTTCTGAAGTTGATAAAGCGGGGCAAAAAAAAGCCGAGTACACACTTAAAGTTAAAAGTGCTCGCACTGAGTTAAATCAACTCGGCACTAGCCTTGGACGCAACAAAGCGGAGCTAGATAAACAACAAACCGTGCTCAATAAAGCCGGTATCGATATGAACAAACTGGCTGATGCCAGTAAAGATTTAAAGACTCAACAAGCCGCCGCTGAAATCGCACTTAAGGGTGTAAACACTCGACTTGAGCGCCACAATAAATTGCTCGATGAAAGCAAAAAATCATCAAGTGATTTTGGCGGTAGTATTAGAGCCGCAACAACTTCTCTGTTTGCAATGGCATCAGCCTATGTTGGTGTTGATAGGTTATGGGAAAGTTTAAAATCCGTCTTATCTGCGGGTGATAAGTCTGCCGCTTTCACTGCTCAAATGACGGCGATGGTGGGCAGTATCGCAGCGGGTGAGCAAGCTACACTATGGATTAAAGATTTTGCTAACAGCACAGGCACGCAACTTGATAGTGCTAAGCAAGCGTTCGCATCCTTAAAAACTTTCGGCATCGACCCCATGAATGGGGCCTTACAATCGATGGTCGATTACAACGCTAAGCTAGGCGGTAGCCAAGAAAAGCTAGAAGGTATCATCCTCGCCACGGGCCAAGCGTGGGCAAAGCAAAAGCTGCAGGGTGAAGAAATCCTCCAGCTAGTCGAACGCGGCGTTCCTGTATGGGATTTGCTCGAAAAAGTTACAGGTAAAAACGCGGTGCAACTTGGCAAGCTGAGTGAAGCTGGCAAACTTGGCCGCGATGTAATGAAGCAATTGTTTGATGAAATGGGGCGGCAAGCTAACGGCCAAGCGGCATTAAGTCTTGAACGACTCAGCGGTCAACTCAATTTAATCTCAAACAAATGGGAGTCATTCAAGCAAATCATCGCGGACTCTGGCGCGTATCAAGTCGCGGTTGACTTGCTAAAAGATATCAACACCCAATTTGATGATCTGAATAAAAGCGGCAGTATTAAAGCCGCAGCACAAGATATCAGCGACTTTTTTCGCACTATTTTAGTTGATGGTGGAAAAAGTCTAAAAGGCATGATGGAAAACATCACCGCCTTTGCGACTGGGCTTAATGTTGTCGCGGGTTCTGTGCGGTTTGTTTTTAATGCTTTTACTTCCGTTGTGGCAACATTCGGCGCGGCTGTTAGCGGGGTATTTGGATTAATTTTGCAAGGTTGGGCAACGGTAGTTGGCGCGTTTGGCGGTGATGAATTAGCGCGAACACTTGAAAACCAAGCTAATGCATTAAAAGCCGTATCAAAAGCCTATCTTGATCAAGTTAAGCAAGATGCCCGCGATGCCACAGCCGCCCTTAAACAAATGGGTGTGGATATCCGTTTAGACTCGGATGGCACTACTCAGACCCAAGTTGATAATGCTGAGAAAGTAAAAGCGGCAGTTAAAAGCCAGCTTGAGCAGCAACTCGAGGCTAGTCAACAAGCGGTGGCCGCTGCCGAAAAAGCCAATGAATCCGCGACTAAAGAGGTGGATGCGTGGAAGGCGCGTGAACTCGCGGCTAAAGATCATTACAAGGCATTAAAAGACTCAGGCAAAGCAAGCCTTGCTGAACTCGAGGCTGCACAAATTCAGCTTGAAAACGCTACACTACGACTTGGAGATGTGCAGTTATCGCAGGTTGATAAACAAAATCAGTTAGCTAAATCAAACGCTGCGCTGGCTACCGCTACCGTTAATTTACGCGCCGAACAAAATCAGCTTGCGCAAGATCAGCTCACTAAAGTGCGTGATGCATTTATTGCGGGCGAAGCATCGGTTGATGACTATAAAACAGCCCAAGACAACGCCAAAAAAGCGGCCGCTGAGTTGGCAAAAGCGCAAACTCAGCTAACTGCGGAGATTAAAAAAACCTCCACTGCCGCCAACGACTATGAAGCATCAATGGCTAAAGCTGGCATTACCACGCTAAAAGTGTTGCGTGATCAAGCTGCTGAAGCAAAAAAGACATTTGATGAAGTAAAGAAAGGTGCTCAGGCGGGTACCGCATCAACATACGAGCTAAATCAAGCGTTTTTAAAATATGCTGAAACAGCGCTTAAAGCTGAGCAAGCATCTCTTAACGTGGGCCAAGCGAGTGACGGCCAAGTCGCTTCAAGTCTACGTCAACAAGCCGCGGCAATGGGGCTAACAGGCGAGATTGATAAGCTAGTCACTCAATATAGCCGCGTGATCACTGCCCAAAATAACTTTACTGCTAGTACCGAAAAAACCGCCAGCGCAGTAACAAAAAATGCTGATGCATTCGGTGGGGTAATATCAAACACATTCGATACCATCGTTAAATCTGCCGAAAATGCGGGTACCGGATTAGCTGCGGTAGCCGATTATTTTGCATCACTCGGTGCTGATGTTTATCAAAGTGTTAGATCCCTCAGTGAGGGAGCGGCTCAATATTTTGACTCGATTGTTTACGGTACTCAAAAAGTCGTAAAAGAAGTCGGTGAGATTGATAAAGTAAAAACGACGCTTGATGGTCTAAACGGGACCATTGGAGATCTGAATAATCAGCTTGCTAAAACAGTCGATTTTGTTGGTTTGCGAACGTGGGCTCTCGAGACTGAAAAAGCTGGCAAGATTGCTGAGCGCGCATATTATCGCCAAAAACTGGAACTGCTGCAGTTAGTTGATGCACTAGATAGTACTGATAGCGCAAACATAAAAATTATCAACAGTGCAGAACGGGCAACTAAAGCCCTTGATCTCGTGAACGACCAGGATATGTCATTGCTCACATCAGCATTGGCTAGCGCAAAACAACGCATGGATGCATTGCGCGATAGTGCTGAGTCCACGCTTAAATCATTGCAAGATGAGTTAGATGGTTATCTCGGACGGCAAGATGAAATCGAAAAGCGTCGATATCAAGAGCAAGTAGCCGATCTTAAAGCCCAACTTGCGGCCGCTGAGCGCTCAGGCGATAAACAACTTATCGCGGATCTAAAAGAAGCTGAGCGAACACTCAAACAAGTTTATGAGTTTCGCACTGCTGAAATTAAAGCCCAGCAAGAAGCCGATAAAGCCGCTAAAGCCAAAAGCGAAGCTGAGGCCAAACAGCAAACTGCCACCGCTGCAGCTAGCGCCAAAGCCGCTACGCAAACCACTACAACCACCACAAACACACCTAGCGCAAATGCCCCGGTGGGCAATAGCTCGGATGCTGTAGTGCTTAAGTTGCAAGTGGGCAACAGTACCTTTGATGCCCAAATGAAGCGCAGCCTGGTGACAGAGCTAGTCGCGGAGATCAAGCGGCTGCAATCGATAGGCGGGTAAAAAGGTGCTAGGCCCTAGGTTATAGACTTCACTCTTTTGCCGTCATCCTCGCGAATGCGGGGATCCAGCTTTTAGGACCTAGCATCTAGGCTTTACCCCTAGCACCTTCTTTAGACAAGGAACCCCATGACCACCATCGATACCATCGCGATTAGCGGCGATCTGCTGTGGCTAAACCGCAACGAAAAGGTGCGCGTTGCCGCCAACCTAAAGCGTGCTTTAAACGGTGCGCCGCAGGTGCAGCAAACCGCCATTCCCGCAGGCCACGCCATGACCTTAGGCACCAAAGATGGCTGGATTGCGCGCAGCGAGTTTGAGCAATTACAGGCCCATGCTGCCAGCACGTTAACCGCTTTTACTCTTGCGCATGAGGGCACTGATTACAACGTGATTTGGGATAACACCCAATCCTCACCGATCGCTGGCGAAGATGTGTTTGATGAGGTAGCCGGCTATCCGCAGCTAACCAACGTCACCCTTAAGTTTTTAACGATGTAATTTTTAAGGTTCTAGGTTTTAGGCCCTAGGTACTAGGCTTTGCCGTCATCCTCGCGAACGCGTGGATCCAGCTTTTAGCTATTTATTCTTGGATATCATATGACTATCACCCGTGCCGATTTAAAAGTATTTAAGCCAGAACAGCTTGGCTCAAGTGATGACGCTGGCGGTCAGCGCACTAAGCTTGCGGTTGAGTCTGGCAAGCTTAACGAACTGTTTCGCGCAATATCAGATATCGACCACGCAGTAAGCGCTGTTGATATCGTTAAATGTTATCCCGCGCTTTATACTGCAGATACATCAGTGTTGCTCGACGCACATGTATTTATCAGCCAAAAACCAACCGATGATTTAGTGAGCATGTTAATCGCTGAGGCTGACACGCTAGACGATGCCGACCGCATGACTGATATGGTTGAGATTCTGGAATCCTCAGTTCGGGCGGGACAGTTGATCCGTAAAGGCTTGATCGGATTATTAGCAGGGCAAGATTCGTTCCCACGCGCTTATTTGCAATCATCTTACTTTTTTAACGGCCAAGAATATTGGTCAAATGTAACGCTGGTGCAGGGCCAAAAGATTGTTATTTCAGTTGAGTACACTGGGGCTGAAAATGCGCTTTATCCACGCTTCGAGCATTTTTGCGAGATATTAGAAACTGTCACAGGCGGTGCAACGGGCATTGTCAGATTCAAACCAGCTATTCCATTTAATACGCCAGACACTAATGTCAACATTGGTGGTGAAACGGGTTGTACTAAAATGCGTTTAACTAGCGATAACGATGGCATTAAATATCACGGTGTAAGCAAACTCACTGCTGCATCTTCATCAAGCAATGAGATCATGCTTGAGTCAACAGTGAGCGAACTTTTACCCAAAGTTAAAACAGTAAATCCTCTCTCTGGCAACAGCATCACCACAGACAGCGGCGGCATTATCGCTAAAACTGCGAGCACGCCATATATTGCAGGTCAACAAACTTATATCTTTGAATTGGCTGATTTACTTAGTAATGACTTTGTTAACACTGGGCTGAGTTTAGCACCTAAAGTGGTCAACTCATTAGCAACGTGGAATAGGTCAATCGTTGGCACTACTGTTACATTTACAGCGGTAAGCAATCTCAGTATTTACGATATCTCTGCAATCACTATCGAATATATTTCTGCATCAAAATACGATGTGTTCAACTACGGCGGCAGCTTTCCAGCGGGTAAAAAGATAACGCTGGGTTCAACGAAGATGGTGATTACATTCACTAACTCAGTCCATGGCGCACGCATATTAACCGAAACGTCAGACGGCAACTTTGTTGATGCAATGGCGAGTGTGCGTTTAGTGCAATTAGATTATGAAACTGGCGTACCCACTAAGTTTTTAGACAGCAGAGGTGACTTCACTATCTCATATAGCAGTTTAGTTGAGTCATCAACCAGTGCTGACAATATTGCTAATTTTGCCCTTGTGACCGATGCGCCAGTGCTCGACACATTCTATGTGCAAGTGAGTAACGCAGCGGGTGACACGCTGTTGTCTGGATCAAGTGATAGTGATGGCGTGATCACTGGCTCAGGGGTAACTGGCACTATCACAGGGACTAACGTATCACTGACTTTTGCTCAGAACGTGGACCTAAAAACGCTACGTTATGACATTAGCGAAACAGTATCGCTATCACCACCGCCAGAACTCTACGGCTTAAACCCTTTGCGGATTAAAAACGGCGGGGTAGTAGAGGCGTTCACTGCGTGGAATCCAGTATCAGTCCAAGATACACAAGTGCAAGTAGTATCAAGCCCTGCGCCAGCGCAAACCAAGTCAGTTCGCGCCAATGCGCGCTTTGTTGATATCACTGACGCCGAAGGCAAATCACTCTGGACGCTAGCTAACACTCATTACGAGTGGGTTAAAGAGACAGGTGTTGTCACTATCAATAGCGATTTTAGCGGTTTTACCGCGCCTTTTATCCTCACCGATACGATAGGCGAAGTCGCGCTAGTGACTGAGGTGCGTAAAAAATCGCTGGTACTCGCTTCGCCGCTTAGCCAAACATATCCCATCGGCGCAAATGTATCGAGTGTGCAAAATCTCGGTGATTTACAAGCCCGCGTTGGCCCCGTACGCGATATGACGGCGTGGGCTAACAACTGGGACTTAGATGGCACGCCAGCCACGGGCAATTTAAACGCTGTGGATTATCCGATTGAAGTGCTCAACAACACTGCGATAAACGAAGATTGGGTATTGATATTCACCTCAGCAACAGTGTTTCGGTGCGTTGGACGTAGGCTTGGGCAAATCGCCACGGGTGACACATTAAACGACTTTGCACCTATTAACCCGCTCACTCTAGCCCCGTATTTTATCATCCGCGTAGGTGCGTTTGGTGGCGGCTGGAATGCGGGTGAAGCTATCCGCTTTAAAACCTTCGCAGCATCAAAACCCGTGATGCTACTGCGCACAGTGCAAAGCGGTCATTCACAAATCACCACTGACCGCGCCGTGCTAGCGTTCCGCGGCAACGAATCTTAATAGGGGAAGATAATGGGATTACCAGTAACGGTTTATCGCCATACCGATGTAGGTGCTCCTATTGGTATGCCGACCAAACCTAGCGATTGGTTAAGAATTTTAAAGGCATGTTTAGTAGATGGTTATGGTAGTAAATCACCTTTGGGTTGGACACTTGATTTTGGTAGTCTGGTCGAACTTAAAATGGTGTTTCGCAATTCATCTGCCGATGGTGGCAGTGGTGGCGCTGTACAGGTTGAGGCTCATGCAGGTAGTGACGTAGTGGGTCAGCTAGTGCGGTTTACTGCTGCAAAACAGATTACAGCATTAGATACGTATATTGAAAAAGTAGGGTATCGCTGTTTTGCTACGACTAACAATAGTGCTTTAGTTACGGGTTGGACTGTAGTCGGTTGCGGAAGATCATTCTACGTCATGCAAGAGGGTGTATTTAATACATTAACTACAACTTTCTTTTCTCACCAGAAAAGACTATGGATCGGTGATTTACAATCCTTTACACCAAACGATCAACATATATTCACAATGGTTAGTGGTAGCGGCAGTAGTAACGCTATGGCTGATTCTGCGAGTACAACATATACACAAGGGGATTTCTGTACGAACGCAATAAACAGTGTAGTTTGTGGTGTCTATGCAAATGACGGTTGTGGTGCCAATACCACATATACTGATGCGAACATAAATACTGCTGGTACACCGTTAGCTATTGATATTTCAGATTTAAATTTACCAATAATCTTCCATCCATTGACCGTTACTATTGCACCTACAGATAACCTCATACTACCCGCTTGTAAAGGTGTTGTGCCGGGTTTGTTTCATAGTCGTTTATCAGGATTTTATGGTAAGTCAACACCAATATCATTCACTGTTGACGGTGTAAACTACGATGTGTGTTATGGCCGCATTGCACCTCATATTTATGTGCAAACTAACGGTGAATGGTATGAGTAAGGTGCACGTGAAAGGTGGTGTAAATACTGGATTTTATCAGGCATTGATTGCAGTTGATGTGGATATCAATGCTGAATCAATCCTGATATTTGATCGTTACATTTATAAATATATTTTCATGTTAGGTAATTTAAGTGGAGGAGGTACTAAAAATATCATTGTGCCATACAGTTATGTAACCAAAAATGATTTGGTTGTAGCAATCACTGACCGAGACTTAGTGTATAGCATTGCAACTGCGGATGGTGTTCAACCGCAGGTCATTGATGGGAGTGTAACAAATATATTACCATGATAACTACTACCACCAAAAACACCATGCTTGCGGTGTTCACTATTACTCATGTGAGTTTGCACACTGATAGTCCTGGTGCTGACGGCGCAATGGGTGAAATTGATGCAGAGCGTGGAGTGGTTGCATTTGGCGCCCCCGAGGATGGCCGTATCTCATTAACTGCCGATGTAACTATCTTAGTTGGCGAACCCGTGACTATCTCCCACGTTGGATATTGGAATGAGACTGTGTTCGTGTTGTCACAAGCTATAACCCCTCAAACTATTACAGAACCCAGTAATTTTATATTGCAGGCTAACACCACTTATATCGAGATCTAACCCATGGCAATCATCCTGCGATTTACTAAACCGTGGGTGTCTGCAACATCGCCAATAACACTGAGATTTGGTGATGATACGCCCGCTGTCACGGTCGCTGTTGGCGTTACTATTCCCGTTACTATCGTCGTTGATTTTGCAGTTAATGCTATACCAGTTGATACCACATTTGGCATTGAGATCGGCATAAGTTGGTTCGCACTCGATGCAGTAGAACAAGCGTTGTTGCTAGCCGAGTTTGCAGCAGATCATGAAATACAGTTTGAGTCAGCGTATACGAGTGATGTGCCATCATCCGTTGATCACAGCATTGCTTATCGAACGCATGAATCAATTGGATTACATGCAGATTTTGTTTGGTTAATCAATGATGAGATGCGTACAGATACCGCAGTAAGCTGGCAAATACCTGAATCCCACGGAACAGCAATTAGTTTTGATTGGAATACACCAGTTGATCACATGTATAACACGGTTATCAACTGGTTAGATATTGCAGCACATCAGTCAAACATAGATGTTAGTTGGATAGATGGTAAGCAGCATCAAACAGATTTGATAATTAAATACAGTGGATTAGCTGTTGATACAGAGCAATCAATCAAATGGGGTTTTCACGAGCCACGCTGGGTGTGCTCAACTAAATACCGCCCACCCGTTGGTAAAGTCACGCTGCGCTTTAATGAGCCGCTTGGTGCCACAGCAAACCCCGTTGTGCTGCGCTTTACTGCATCACCCAATTATTGCTACTGGGACGATGGCGGCGGGCTAATTGACAGTAGCCCAGTATTACCCTCACTTGATTTTAAAATCCCGATTGAACCCCAAATTCGCAGGTACTACTTAATGCAGCCAACGATCACATGCGTGCGAGTGTCCGACGATTTACCGATTGTGATCAGCAGCGTGAACATTAGCCACAGCCGTGGTCAGTGGGCACGCGCTGTGAGCTTGGAGTTCTCAAGCCGCATTGATGCAGAGCGAGCTCACAATGAGCTATTGCTAATCAGCATTAACGGCTATGAGTTTTACGCGATTGCTGAACAGCCAAGCGTAAGTAAAGTATTCGGCAGTGCAACATATAGCAGCACAGGCCGTTCCCGCGTTGCAGAACTAGCTGCTCCTTATAAGCTGCCGCTTAGTTACACCAACGCTACCGCCCGCAGCTTTGCGGGTTTGTTGGGGGATTTGCTGCAAACCACAGGCTGGACGGTAGAGTTAAGCGGCATCCCTGATTTTACAATTCCAGCGGGGGCGTTTAGCGTGGGCAATAAAACGCCTATTGAAGCAGTAGCCGAGGCGGTAGGGCAATTGGGCTGCATGATCTTAACCGATGATGCGGCCAAAAAGCTGACTATAGTCCCGCGCTGGCCTACTGCACCGTGGGAAATGGCAACTGCAGTGCCAGATCTGGCATTGCACGATGCGGTGATCACTAGCTATAGCGATTCAGTTAGCCGCAATCCATTGTGTAATGTGGTGTGGCTGCGGGGAGAACAGCAGGGCATTAGCGCCAAAGTTAAACGCGCAGGCAGTGCGGGCAATATCCCTGCCGCTGATATCAGCGCTCAGTTGATTGTTGATAACCAAGCCGCGCGCGTAGCCGGCACCAATGCACTGGCCGAAACGGGTGATAAGTTGAGTGTGAATTTGTCGATGCCCGTGATGGCGGATTTACCACCCGCAACGCCTGGCATGTTAATTGGTGTCACCATCAACAGCGAAGTGTTTAAAGGCGTGTGCGATAGCTGGACTATCCGCGCGACTGTAAGCGAGCGTGGCGATATCGATATCGAGCAAAGCATCACACTTATCAGCCCGTTAGAAAGTTAGAGCGGGCTGTGCCCTTATAGATTCTAGAATCTAGAGTCTAGCCCTTATCTGCGAGGTCCCCATGCTTAAACAACTTCAATCTGCCTTGGTGCTACCACGGCAGATCATGCTCGTTTCTGCCGTTAATGCCGATGGCACTGTCACCGCCAGCAGCGCCAGCGGCCACACCATCCGCGCCATTGGCACCGCTACAGTTGGCGACCATGTGTATGTGCAAGATGGTCGGGTACTCGGCAGCGCACCCGATTTGCCATTTGTGGAGATAGAGGTATAAAAAAGCCCGCTTTGCGGGCTTTTTTACTTATCTACATATGACTTAACATGCTATTGCACGTTCTCTCTCATATGTGACTTCTGTCTGATTAGAATTAGCCATAGCTTCACGTGCGATAGTTTTCATTTCTGCCTCGACGAATCTTTCTAAAATTCGTCTTATTAGGGGTTGATATCCTCCTAAGTTGTTGGCTTTGGCAATGTTTTTTAAATCTTGAATCATAGACTTTTGTAGTCTGATGGAGATCATTTGCAAGGCAAGCGTATCGTCAACAGACTCTGAAGTCACACCTTCCGCGATAACTGCAAACTGCTCGTCATTTCCAAGCACTTCATTTTCCCAGTTAGCAGCAGTGCCATCAATTTTTTGAGTCATGTCACTCATGGCTTCACTCCTAGTTGTATTTATATTCACTTAGTTTCTGATTTTAAAGCTATTTTATGCTTTTAACTTATACCAATGTAAATTAACATTCTTTGGCTATTCTGTAGTAGAAGTCAATAGCATTTCTTGTAGATGGCTCATACGCCGTTTTAATTTCAATCCCTTCATTAATTTGAATAAAACAAACTTTCAATATCCTTCCCAAGTCTGTTTCAGCTATAAACCATAGCGTTACAGGATCTGTGAGGTGTTCTTCTCTGCTATCCTGCAAGTAACCATGCGTTCTATTAAAAAAGCACTCAAAAATTTCTCTTTCTGTTACTTTATGCCGTTCATGAAGTTTTGCACGTACGGTCTTAGAAATGTAGAACTGCAAACTCAATTAACACCCTCCTTAGCGTCTTAAGAACGCGAACTATACACAAGTAAATCTTGTTTGTATATACAAACTGTATATACAAACCGGGGAACATACAACTCTGTTTCATTAAATTTGATAATTTATTTGTAAATTGCTTTTAGAAAAAAATCTTTATCTTGCAATCTGTTACAACCCCATTTTTTCTGCAATTAACTTGGTTTTATAGCCACCATAATCCAAATTAAGCTTCAAAGCTATTCAAGGTGATTTTCGAGTTATGTAGACACCCAAAATGATCCTACACTTCTTCTGTACCCATTAGACACGGAGGTCATATGTTGATCGTTCAGAGATTAGAGTTCCAATCCATCATGCTGCAAAACATCTATGATGAAAACGGTAACCACTTACCAGATATCAAAATTATCGCTCTACCTAATTCTCGTATTGGTGTACATGCAGACAAAAGCATAGTGATCATTCGAGATGAGCTTTATGGTGAAGAGTTTATGCGGGCGAAAATTTCTGACTGAATACTTGCTAGCTGTATGATTGCTGCTAGAATTACTGTATGTTTAACCAGTGTTCTTTTGTTTATGCGTATCATACCAATCTATGCAAGTGCAGGACTCACGGGGTTTGAAAGCCCTGCTGAAGAGTATCGCCAGCTTGGCCTTAGTTTAGATCAACTCTTGATTATGCATCCCAACGCTACCTTTATGGGGTTTGCTCGAGGGGATTCAATGCAGGGCGTTGGAATTTATTGGGGAGATTTGTTGATAGTTGATCGTCTTGAAACTGCCAGAGATGGTGATGTGATCGTCGCTAATTTTAACAGCGAATTTGTTTGTAAAATTATCGATAAAACTCGCCGTTTACTGCTATCAGCAAATGAACAGCATCAGCCTCAGCCAATCCATGATTACGATACCTTTTGTGTTGAAGGCGTTGTAGTGAGTTCAGTTCGTTTTCATCGCACCAACCCTACACTAGCTAATTTAAAATGTATGCTCTAGTTGATGCCAACAGTTTTTATTGTAGCGCCGAGCAGGTATTTCGCCCTGATTGGCGAGGTAAACCCATAGTTGTCCTTAGCAATAACGATGGCTGTATCGTGGCAGCTAATCGTCAGGCGAAGGAGTTGGGGATCCCCAAATTTGCCCCTTACTTTCAACTAAAGGAACAGTGCCAAAAATTGGGGGTGATCGCCTGTTCAAGCAATTATGAACTCTATGCCGATCTCTCCACCAAAATGATGAATATCATCGGCCGTTTTGCACCTGAGCAGCATGTCTATTCCATTGACGAAATTTTTTTATCCTTTAAGCATTGCCCTTCGATCAAGTCACTATATGAACGAGGGCTGTTAATTCGACGCGCAGTATGGAAAGAAGCCCGCTTACCTGTCTGTGTCGGGATAGGTGCCACTTTAACATTGGCAAAGTTGGCAAATCACGCCGCAAAAAAATTGCCCGGTTATAACGGTGTCTGCGTAATTGATAATGAGCCAGACCGAATCGCTATTTTAAAGTCGGTTGAAGTGGGCGAGGTGTGGGGAATTGGCCGTAGGATCAGTAAAAAGCTGGCGCTAATGGAAATTAATACCGCTTATGATCTGGCAAGTATGCCTGCTGGTTTGGCTCGTAAACAATTTAGTATTGAAATAGAGCGCACTGTAAGAGAGCTAAATGGCCAAGCTTGCAAGCAATGGGATGAGGCGAGGGCGGATAAAAAGCAGATCTTCTCAACTCGCAGTGTTGGCGAACGTATCACTGATTACCAACAACTCCACCAAGCCTTAAGCAAGCATATTGGCATTGCTGCCGCTAAAGCCAGAAGGCAAGGTTCGTTATGTAAAACCATGCTGCTGTTCGCCAATAATTCGCCCTATGATGAACAGCCAACAGGGGCCAAGACATTAGTCAACTTTTCCTGTGCCACTAATTGCAGCGCTGAACTCACCCGTGCTATGAGTGTTGCTGCCCCTAAA